CATAAAGAGAGATTTTCCAACTCCAGTTCCGGCAAGAGCAATATTCAGAGTCTTATTGGGCAATCCACCTTTTGTGATTTTGTTGAAATATTCTAGGTCAAATTCAATCTTATCTTCTTTACGGTGATAGAACTCATATCGTTCCTCATAATTCTGAAGATAATCGTGTCCTATATTATTATCAAAAGATACTGCCAGAGCATCAGAAAGAATACTAGGAATAGCATCCCTACCTTTTTTATCATCCTTACCATCGGCAATATGAATAGATTCCATAAGTGCCAGATAAATTGCACGGTCACGACACCACTTTTCTGTAGTATCAAGAATCCACTGCTTATCTACTGGACTATCATTAAGATTGGAAAGTAATTCTACAATTTCTTTATTTTCAGATTCTGTCAAATCTCTACGATTATCAATCTCAATATTGAGTGCTTCAATAGTAATGGAAGAACCATACTTAACGATAAACTTGACAATCTCCTCAAAAACTATCTTTTCTACTCTTTGTTCATAATATTCCGGTTGAATAAATGGAATAACTTTTCTGGCATAATCTTCATTAAATACTAAGTTTCTAAGGATTGTAAGTTCAAGTCGTTCCATTATTTGTAATGTAAATATGTGCTTAAAAGGTATTTTTCATTGCTGATGGGAGGATTTCCTTTATGTGGAAACGTCCATAGAGGAGGGAAAATAACTAGTGTCCCCTGTTTTGGAGATATACTTAAATCTTTAAACACCGTTTCGCCGCCGGATTTGACATCATTCAAGTACCAAAAAAATGAAAGAAATCTTCTAGAAGATGCATAATCTACAACATCAACATGAGTATCAAAACGGTCTTCTCCACCGATGTTATATTTTTTTATACGAAATTGTTCAAATGCATGAGATTCTGGAAATACTCTCTTGTCAATAAATTGATAATAGGTATCACGATACTCAAAAACTTTTTTGATGATATGATTATGAATTTTATCAACTTCTTCTGATATAATCTTATTTTCTGTTAAGTTAAATTGAGTAAAATTAGGTTTGCCTTCATTGTCATAACGTTCATGCTTTTCAGTAACTTGTTCAAAAAGAGAAATTAAAAAACTACAAATATCAGATTCTAAAGCATTGTCATAAACTTGAATAAACTCATTTAACTCAATTCCCATAAGAAAATTCACCCTTGGCAATTACATCAAGTTTTTCCATTACTTCATCGGTAAAATACTTTTCTGGACTTTTAAGAATCTCTTTGGCATAGATTTTCTTACCATCAATCTCATAACGACCTGCTACATTTTTCCACATTCCACCCAATTCACCAAGTTCCAGAAGACCGTAGTAACGATCAAGACCTCTTTCATCATAATAAAGACGAATCTCAACTTGCTGATTTTCCTTACTTAAACGTGATTTGTGAGTCTTTGCCTTGATAATGTTTCCGATGACATCAGTTCCATCCTTTTCTTTTTTCTTGCTGAGATATATGATACTAGAAGCGGCATACTTAAGACCGCTGCCACCACCCATTTCCTTTGTGGGGACATAAGAACCGATAACATCATAAGTGTGATTAGTAACTATCATTGGAATTTTTGCCTGACCAAGTTTCAAGGTAAGCATACGGAATGCACCCTTAATCAGTTGGGATTTGGTCATATCCCTAACTTCTTTATCATTCAGAGCATCATTAATCTCCTTACTGGTAGAAAGCATTCCTAAAGAGTCTAACACAAACATGCAAGGATTACGTTCTCCTTCGGGTTTCTTCATATACATATCAACTGCCTTGAGTGCCTTTCCACGAAACTCTTCAACGGTCACTACATTTACAACCACCAAACGAGTTGTATCAACTCCCCTACTTTCTAAAAGAGCCCTATTGATTGCTGCTTCAGTATCAAAATACAAACAATATCCAGTAGGGTTATTATCAAGAAAATTTTTAACGACGGCAAGAGAGAAGAAAGTTTTACCTGTAGAACTTTCACCTGCGATTGCAGTAATTTTATTCCCAGATACACCACCAAATATACTACCGGATACAAGAGCATTAAAAACGTATGAACCCGTATCCACATAGGTTTCAGTTTCATCAATCTCTGATGCAAGTTGGGTATATTCTCCACCAATTTCTTTTACAATATCTTTAAGAAAGTCCATAATTTATTCCTCTTTTTTAGTTTGTTTGTTGAGATAATTCATTTTATAAGACCAAAGTTTTTGGTAAAGAGCAGAATCTCCACCAATCCTCATAGCACTAATAATAGTATTCAGTTCTTTTTCATTAATAGGTAATTCCATCAGGCAAAAAATAAATCGAGGTTGGCAGTTTTTTCTACTCTCCAATCAATTGCATCAAGAATTGATTTGAGCGGATCTAAAAAACTCTTCTCAAATTGTAGTTCATAGTCAATATATTTGTCAAGTCCCAATTCTTTGGGAAAATCAGAGATAAACGAAATTACATTTTCATGAATAATATTTGGTTTTTTTAAGAAAATATACTTGACTTTCTCACCATTATTAATTAGTGAATATTTGTTGGTTAGTTTTTTTTCTTTTATATGATGATTGAAGAGAAGTGCTCCACGAACGTGAATTGGAGTTCCCTTACTATAGATTCCAGAGTGAGAACTATACTTGCGAATATCAGATGCTGTTCGGGGAAAGGCAATTTCTTCTGGAGGGAGAGATTTAAATTTTTGACGACATTCATCAATAAATTTAATTACCTCATCTTCAGTTCCACTCATCATAATCTTAAGACCATCTTTAATCATCTTACGGCAAGGTGCTGGAGTTGAAGATTTAACTGCCTCAATACCCATCATCTTCAGTTTGGGTTCAGTATATCTAACCCCTTCACTGTCCCAGACATTGAGAATATAACGCTTTTTAGCAGTCCAAATTCCACGGTCGGCAATATTCTCCCGCTTCATTTGCATCTTCTGGTCATAGGCATTCATGTATTCTGCCAGTTCTTGGTAGCAACCTTCAATATACTTTTCAAGTTCCACTTGACAGATCTTATCAAGGAACGAAACAACGCTTTCAGTAGTTTTCTCTCTTCCCTTGTATATAGTTTCAACCAAAGGACCCATATTAAGATAAATGGAGTCAGTATCAGAAGCAATAACATAATCAAAATCCTCAGTTTTAAGAAGTTTATTGAGATAGGTATTCATTTTATTCTCAATCCAGCGAATTGCAACCTGCCCAGAAAGAGTGATTGCTTCGGCATTTGCTAGTTTGAAATAACGAAAATACTGATTCCCGATAGCACCATAAGCAGAATTAAGAGAAATCTTTTTTGCCATTTGGATGTTATTGCACCGGGAGATTTCCTTTTCTAGTTCTTTTGTTTTTTTCTTCTCATACTGTTTTTTTGCGACAATCATCTTGTCTTTATATACAACGCGATCATTATACATTTTTTCCATCAGTTCTGGAAGAAAACCACGAATGTCCTTACGGTACATAGCACCATTAGGGCATACGGCATAGTCCTTATACATTTCAAAAGTAAGTTGTTGATTGAGAATCTTATCTACAGTTACGGTGGGATGCCTTTCCTCAACAAGAGTTTCTGGACTTACGTTAAATTGCATAATCAAATGGGGATATAGACTGTTTAAGTCGAAATTAACCACCCAATCATAAACACCGGGAACAGGTTCTTTTACATAAGCACCAGCATACTTCTCATTTTTATCAGTTTTTTCTTTTGGTGGAATAACGATATTTCTTTTCTTCAAGTAGTTGTAGATAATAGTATCCCACATACGAACTTGTGAGAATACATCCTCATAATTAACTTTACCGTCATATGCCATCGTAAGAGCAAGATCAATAAGTTTCATCTTGTCTTCTAGGCGATCAACAAGTTCTACGTCAATGATGTTATACTCTACAAACTTTTTCCAACCCTTAGTATAAAAGTCTTTAAATGTATCAAACTCCGAGTGGTCAAGTTTTTTTTGTCCAAGTTCAACACTTGCAATATGGTCTAGACGATAAGATTCTTGCGCCTTATAAGTAAATTTCTTATAAAGTTTAATATAATCTAATTGACTAATACCACCAATATCATAGGAAATATGCTTTCTTCCAGAGATATAAGTTTCATCCTCAGTTACAAGTCCCCAAGGAGACATACGTTTCATCAATTTCTCACCCAAAACTCTGTCTAAACGACGAACAAGATATGGAATGTCATAAAGTTCGCTATTCCAACCAGTAATAACCTCTGGAGTATTTTCTTCAATCATCCACCAATGAATAAAATCATTTAAAAGACTATATTCATCAGAAAATGCTCGATAAGAAACATTGGGTTGTTTATTATTAAACGGACCCAAACCCCAAGTGTTAATTTTTTTTGTATTGTAATCTTGAACTGTGATGAGTAGAACTTCTTCTGCGGCACTTTCTACATCAGGGAATCCATTTTCGGATGCAACCTCAATGTCAATTGTGGTTAGTTTAATTTTACTAATATCAAACTTAATTTCATTTTCTGGATATTTATCGGAAATGTATTGATAGATGTACTTATCGTTTCCGTAGATTTTAAAGTTTTGTATATCAGTATATTTTTTTATAAATTCCCTACAATCTCTTACTGAACCGGGTTGAATACTTTCTACATATTGCCCGTGAAGTGTTGCATATTTGGTTGGTTTTTTAGAAGGAACAAAAAGAGTTGGAGAAAACTTCTCACGGGTCATAAAATGCTTGCCATTTTCATAACCTCGAACCAAGAAGTAGTCCCCAACCATTTGTACGTTTGTATAAAATCGCATCAGGAGATTAGATCGTAATATAGTTTAAAAATTGTTTCAGATGGATCGACAATCGTTAGAATGCTATCAGAATGAATCATTATTTCACTTTGATCAGTAAAAGTTATCCAAGGTTCTAAATGAATGCCAAGAATTCCATCATCTTTCAATTTATACGGATTTGTTAATTTACAATCCGGTTCCCCAAGTTCAGAACCAATTTCGACTATTTCAGATACTAAAACAGTATCATTCTTCAGTAAAAGACACTTCACTTTGACTTTCATTTCTTCCATTTAATTTCTCCAAATAAAGATTTTTTAAACTTTCAATAGGCTCAACAATTGCAATTACAGTATCCATAGTAATTGGAATTTTTTTATCGGTGGTAAGTTCAATCCAAGGATAAATTGAGACGGTAACATCATCTTCTTCTATATCAACATTCTTAGATGAAGATAATAGTACTGGTTGATTAATTATTTCAATCTTAAGTGGATTTTCTAATAAATATCCACAAGGTTTTTCTTCGGAAATAAGTTCTTTTACGTCAGTAATTATTTTTTCTCCAGTTTTCAATAAAATTAATTTAATTGACATTTTAAAATACTACTCTCAAGTAATTATAGCATAAAAAGGAGAGGTGTCAAACTGGTTTTTGCCAGTTACCTCCCTGCGACAACGATATTTTTAAGGCAGCCTCAAGTATTTATAGGTACTCTTTTCTGCTGTGGTGTTCAGGAATAATCTTTCCTAGTCGAATGAC